TTCCGTAGAGAATTTGGATGTGAATTTTTAATTTTTGACGAAACACTAATTAACTCAGTAAAATTAGCAGAATTGAAAGGCATAGATCCAATAATGAATATGGGACAAACTCGTTGGTATAAAGAAATTGATCCTCGTTGTACATATCTGGTTGCATTGGATCCTAGTCTTGGCACTGGAGGAGATTATGGTGCCATAGAAGTATTTGAAATGCCTAGTATGATTCAGATAGCTGAATGGAGACACAATCTCACACCTGTACAAGCACAGGTCAAACATCTTAGAGAAATTTTACGATATATACAAGATAGAGGACAGGAACTAGGTGCTGTCCCACAAATATACTATAGTGTCGAAAACAACACTCTAGGAGAAGCAGCACTTATAGTGATAAGTGATATAGGGGAGGAAAATTTTCCTGGACTTTTCCTCAGTGAACCTATTCGTAAAGGACATATCAGAAAATTTAGAAAAGGATTTAACACCACGCATCGATCTAAAATAACAGCCTGTAGTTTATTCAAGGATGCACTTGAAAGACAAAAGATGACAATCTATAGTAAACCCCTAATTTCTGAACTCAAGACCTATGTGGCACATGGTGTAGGTTTTGGAGCTAAAACTGGTGAACACGATGATTTAGTATCTGCTTGTCTTTTAATTTTACGAATGGCTTCAATCTTGAGTGATTGGGATCCAAAAATCTATGAAAAAATGACAGAAAAACTATCAGAAGATCAAATGCCTATGCCAATCTTTGTAAGCACAGGTCTTTGATAAATATAACTATGGATGCAACAAATAACATAGCCACGGATTTATTTTACAAAATACGCAGTAGATTCTCTGGATTAAAATTAGGAGATGAAGCTGGAGCTATTACTATAAATCCAGAAGAAGCAAGGTTTTTTGATTTTGATTATATGGACGGTGAAGCAGCTATTGGCCATGTCAGTGTAAGTTTGGCAGAAAATAATAGTATGAAAGTTTATTTTAGTACAGGTATAACTGAAGGCATGGATGGTCTACAAAAACAAAATTGGTACAGTTTTCTAAAAGAATTAAGGTTATTTGCTAAACGTAGACTAATGAGTTTTGACACGAGAGACATAGCTAAAGATAATCTAGATAAAAGAGATTATGCATTTTTAACTCAATACAACCAACCTAAACAACAACCAAATACAGTGCTTAAAGCCGTTGGAGAAAACAAAATGAATGTAAGCGAAAGTTCATTATATGGAAGTAAAACTGTAAGTTTCCAAAAACTAATGGATACTAGATTAATTATCAAACACAGTAAAGCAGTTATGGACGACACTCATCCAGGTGCTAGAACAAGAAATATTTCAGCGTTATTTGTTGAAAATCAAGACGGAGAAAGATTTAAATATCCATTTATACATCTGGCCGGTGCTCGTGCTATGCAACGTCATGTGGCCAACGGTGGTTTACCCTATGATGATCTAGGTAAGAGTATTATAGGTATGAGCGAAGAAATAGCCCAGTTGAAAAGTTTTGGAAGCTATGTAGTACGCAACGATCTAATGAATTCCATGAATAATAGTTTAGTAGAACGTAGTACAGATTATCTAAATAATTTAAGGGAACAAATAGCAAAATTAAGCAAACAAACTTACTATGAACAATATAGAGAAAATTTTAACACACAAGCCCCATTAGAAGTACCGCAGGATGTTGTTGAACAATTTACGGATCAATTTACAGTTAAAAATTTTAAAGAAGACATAAAAGGCGTTTTTCCTGTATTGTACAAACTAATGAAAGAGAGCGAAATTGGATACGACGACATAGTCGAAATGACCCATGAATCAACAGCTGATACTACCCAATATGACATTAACACAGTTGATCCGTTTAATAAGTTTGAACAATGGGCTTTAAATCTGGGAGAGGGAAATGCCTTAACAAGTGAAGATGAAGACGAAAGACAATCTGCTATTAAAGATTTACAAGAACTAATTAGTCAACATTTTCCTGCAGGTGTAGATGGTACCAATGCTATAGAAAGTCTTAGAGGTCTAATAGATGATTCTGCATTGTTCAACGAAATTAAATCTAAGGCCAAACAAGATCCGGAAACATGTATTCGTCCATTGATTAAGGATTGGATTGAACAAAATGTTCCCGAATTATTAGATCAATTAGATTTCGGGGATATGGTTTCTGAACCTGAAGCCAAAGAAAATTCAAGTGTAATATCTCATTCTAAAAATCAATTAGGTATTCAAGAACTTGCAGAATTTATTCATTCATTTTATGACAAACAGTCTGGTACTTTTCCTAAAGGACCAGAAGGCGTTGCAATTATGGTAGGAAAAAAATTCGGTGAACAGGCTGAACAAGTGGCAAGAAAGTTTGTAGAACGTATGGCTCCTCAACAAGCATTTCATCAAAGTCCTGAACTGGCAGAACTAGCAAGAATTAGAGAACTATCAGGTATCTAAATATTTTTTTGATAAATTAAGATTGGGCACATTGGTGCCTTTTCTTATAAGTGTTTGTCCAATTTAGTCAACTAATTACACAAGTAGTGCGTTAATATATATACACAGTTAATAAACTCTGTGTTTTTTAAAAAGGACAAAATAAATGAAGACAGTTATCGCTATGTTACTAAGCGCTTTTGCTGCTACCAGTGCTTTTGCTGCTGATGCAAAAAAAGAAGAGAAAAAAGCAGAAGTTAAACCTGCAACCGCGCCTGCTGCTACTGCTACCGCACCTGCCGCCAAGCCAGCGGATAAAAAAGCAGAACCTGCTAAAAGCGATCCTACTAAGAAGTAAGTTAACTCGAGTTGTCCTAATATGTTTAGATGACGCTGAAATTGAAATAGAATTTGAAGAAGCTATTCACAATGCCTACAGACGTCCTAAAATTCAAGATATTGATGAGAATGACCCAATGTATGTGCCAATTTTCATACGTTGGAAATTGTTCTTAATTAGGCAACTCGCACTTATAGAAGCAGATAAAATCCACGGTTAATCCGTGGATTTTTTCTTAATTTGAAAATAAATTATTTGCTTTTGCTAAATAAAGAGCGCATAATATGTTTATGCGAAAGGCATACAAAAGTCATTAAACAAAGGCATAAGGAGGCTAGATAAAATGGCAACATTAGCAGAAATTCGTGCAAAACTTCAAGAAGCACAAAACAAAACATCACCGAACTTCACTGGAGGTGGAGACAACGCAATTTATCCACATTGGAACATGCAGGAAGGAAAAGAAGCTGTTATCAGATTCTTACCAGACGGTAATAGCAAAAATACATTTTTTTGGGTTGAACGAGCAATGATCAAATTGCCGTTCGCAGGTGTCAAAGGAGAAACAGAAAGTCGTCCAGTGCAGGTACAGGTTCCCTGTGTGGAAATGTACAATGATGGAACAGCATGTCCGATCCTTTCAGAAGTAAGAGGATGGTTTAAAGATAAGTCTTTAGAGGAAATGGGGCGCAAGTATTGGAAAAAACGTAGCTACATTTTTCAAGGTTTTGTAGTAGAAGATCCTTTAAAAGAAGATAATTCACCTGATAATCCTATTCGTAGATTTATTATTGGTCCTCAAATCTATCAACTTATTCGAGGTGCTCTAATGGATCCTGAGTTAGAGGAGCTACCGACAGATTATCTCCGTGGTGTTGATTTTCGCATTGCCAAAACCAGTAAGGGTGGTTTCGCTGATTACTCTACCTCTAAGTGGAGTCGTCGTGAACGTGCTCTATCATATCAAGAAAAATCTGCCATTGAAACACACGGATTATTTGATCTCTCAAGTTTTCTACCCAAAAAACCCGGAGAAGTTGAATTAAAAGTAATGAAAGAAATGTTTGAAGCCAGTGTAGATGGTGAAGCCTATGATATGGATAGATGGGGTCAGTATTTCAAGCCAGCAGGCATGAATTCTGCAACAGGAGATCCTATTGCCAAGACCGCAGGTAATTCTGTAGCAGTAGACGATGAGGACGATATTCCGTCTACGACACAAAGTACATCAAATACAAAGACAACTGTAGATAAACCTTCTTCAGGTAACGAATCAACGAGTAGAGCGCAAGATATTCTTGCCATGATTCGCAACCGTCAGAAATAATAGCCAAACGAGAGTGCAAGTTTACCTCGCACTCTCTTTCTTTTGGAGAATAATTATGGATCCAGTTAAAAAATATATGGATATCGTATCAGAGGCAATGAGCATCGACGACAGTTGGTTTAAGGATGGTTCATTTAAGGCTTATAAGATTCCAGACAAACGAGAACCCTTTGAAGTTGCCAAAGATTCTGGTACTATAGATACTTTAGAAGGTCCTGTAACCTATTCTAAGGGTGATTACATTATGACAGGACCTAAAGGTGAACAGTACCCTATTTCTAGAAAAACATTCAATGATCTAAAAGTAGACAACGGGGATGGTACAGCTAGTCCCAAAAAGATTATCAAGTTTGTTAAGATGGCTGACCATGATGGGTATGTAATTTTATCTTATAACGGATCTAAACTAAATTATTCTAAAGGTGAGGACTATATCGTTCGCCACGGTCCTAATGATTATGGGGTTGTGAAAAAAGATATCTTCAAGCAAACTTATAATACAGAACAGGAATAAATTATGGCAAAAGCATTTGATGTAAGTAAATTTAGAAAGAGTCTTACAAAAAATATTGAAGGTCTTAGTATAGGCTTTAATGATCCTACAGATTGGATTTCTACAGGTAACTATGCTTTAAATTATTTGATCAGCGGTGATTTTCACAAAGGTGTTCCCTTAGGTAAAGTTACTGTGTTTGCAGGCGAAAGTGGTGCGGGAAAATCGTATATCTGTTCTGGAAATTTAATTCGCAATGCACAAGAACAAGGAATCTATCCAATTCTCATAGACAGTGAAAATGCTCTAGACGAAAACTGGTTAAAAGCCCTAGGTGTAGATACCGCTGAAGATAAGCTGTTAAAACTTAATATGGCAATGATCGATGATGTGGCCAAAACTATAAACGAATTTATGAGTGAATATAAACTCATGCCCGAGTCTGATCGTCCTAAAGTTTTGTTTGTTCTTGACAGTTTAGGAATGTTATTAACACCCACTGATGTAAATCAATTTGAAGCAGGTGATCTTAAAGGTGATATGGGCCGTAAACCCAAAGCATTGACTGCATTAGTTCGTAACTGTGTAAATATGTTTGGTTCATTTAACGTCGGACTAGTGGCCACTAATCACACCTATGCCAGTCAAGATATGTTTGATCCAGATGACAAAATCTCGGGAGGGCAAGGGTTTATCTATGCTTCTAGTATTGTAGTGGCTATGAAAAAACTAAAATTAAAAGAAGACGAGGATGGTAATAAAATCAGCGAAATAAAAGGTATTCGTGCTGCCTGTAAGATTATGAAGACTAGATATTCTAAACCTTTTGAAAGTGTGTTTGTAAAAATACCCTACGAAACAGGAATGAATCCTTATAGTGGGTTAGTTGATCTAGCAGAGAGCAAAGATTTATTGAAAAGAGATGGTAACCGTCTTTCATATATTACTAGTGATGGTAAAATTTTAAAATTTTATCGTAAGGAGTGGGAACGTAACGAGAATGGATGTTTGGATCAAATTATGAAAGACGTTTCAAATCATAGCGAAAAATCTGTTTCTGAGATAACTACTAAAGTTGAAACTGAAACGGAGAGCGCATAATATGAAAGAAGACTTGATTTCTGACATTTGGACTTTGGTTGTTGAACATATTCCTGAAAAATATAGATCTGATGTCGCATCAGATTTTGTAAATACATTAATGTATTACGGTATAAAAGAAAGTATTCTTGAGAGTTTACAAGGTGTTGATCCTTATCTAGATGAAGCTATTGAATATGTGATAGACGGAGAAGAAATCGAAGAAGAAGAGGATTACGGATATGATGACGAGGAATAAATGAATTGGTATGATCTGGTTTCCAAAGGTATATCAAATATACCAGATGCTGTAGCATATTATGAAACAGAATTAAAGTTAGCCAAAAAGGATACTCAAATAGCAGGAAATATTGAACGGGCATCAGCGGCCATGCCCGGTATAGTAGAAAATAGATTTAATCAACTTCAAGAAATAGAAGCTATTTTAGAGTATCTAAATATTGAACTACGACGTCTTCGCAGTCAACACTTTCGTAAATATTTAGAAAATTATCAACGAACATTAAGTTCTAGAGATTGTGAAAAATTTGTAGAGGGTGAAGCCGATGTTGTAGACTTTGAAAAGATTATAAATGAATTTGCCTTGCTAAGAAACAAATGGTTAGGTATCATAAAAGCTCTAGATCAAAAACAATGGCATCTAAGTAATATTGTGAAACTTAGAGTCTCTGGATTAGAAGATGCTACTTTATAAATTAATATCTATTAGAATCCCATCTACTTTTAAAACTTCCGGCATAATGATCGGCGTATAAACCAAAAGTTTCTTCAGTGGGATTCCATTCTTCTGCTTTGAGTGGATGATATTCTATACCAAGATCGTAGAACATTCTATTCCAAAGACCCTGATCTTCATAATCCCAATCTTTTTTTATATATTCTAAGGCTGTAGATCTTGATAAATCTAAAATAGGTTTAGTGATATAAAAAAATCCTGCATTAAAATATCTTTCTCTAGGCACACCTAGTTTATTTGCAAGTTTATTGACTATTGATCCTGGATCAGTAACTGCTGAAAAATTATTTCCGCACAGTTCAAATAAATTTGGGGCATTATCTTTTATAATATAATCTGAATCTAGGTATACAATTAGATCGTAATCCGTTAGATCATACACCTTCATTTTTTGGTAGGTAACATGTTTTCCTGCTGCTGGTTTCCAATCATCAGGATCAACTACCTTGTAATAATCAGCATTGCACTTGGCTGCATATTTTCTAGCTTGTTTTTCGCTGAGATTATACATATCTTCAATATAGGTATAGGCTCTGAGTTTTTTATTCTTACTAAAATAGGGTACATTTACCTGTAAAATTAATTTTCTTATCATAATGTTGTTTTTTAAAAAGTTATTTATATATGTATATTTCATACTAAATATTATACAATTTTTGATGAGTCAATATGATTGAAATTCCTTTTACATCAGAGTCTCGATTAGATCTAATTAATCTTGCAGTAAAGAAAATACAAGCTTCTAAATATTTAGAAATAGGATGCTATAAAAATAAAATTTTTAACAATGTAAATGTAATTTATAAAGTAGGTGTTGATCCCGATCGAGGTGGCACTCATAGAATGACAAGTGATGATTTTTTTAAAATTAATACAGAAAATTTTGATTTAATTTTTATTGATGGTTTACACTATTACGAACAGGTTTATAAAGATTTTTCAAATTCTCTAAAAGTCTTAAATGAAAATGGTATAATTATCATTCATGATATGCTACCTAAAGATATAGACGAAGCTCTAGTACCTATACCTAATCCATTACCCTATACCTGGATGGGAGATGTATGGAGGTTGGCATTTGACTTATCTAACCAAACTAACATAATTTTTAAATTAGTTTTAATTGATAATGGATGTGGTATTGTTTGTAGAGGATCACAAGAGTCTTTGAATTTCATTCCAATAAATAATTGGGTTTTTTATAAGAATAATTGGCAAAAATTACCATTAGTAACATTTGAACAAATTCAAAAAGAACTTGCCTAAATGCATCAATCATCTTTAGAAAATATGGAAAAGGCTGTCAGATTATTGAAAATGGACAGCGATAATAAAATTAACATACTAGATGTAGGAGGTAGAGGATTAAACAGTGACAGATCCTATTTTTCAATTCTGTCACCATATGCAAGTGAATATCATGTAGCTGATTTAATAGATGGAGAAAATGTTACACACGTTATGACTAGTGATTATGTTTTACCTATGGAAGATCAGTATTATCATCTAATTGTCAGTGGTCAAACATTGGAACATGTCAAAAACCCATTTAAACTGGTAAAAGAAATGACAAGAGTTCTTAAAGATAAGTGTTATATGATTTTAATTGCTCCTAGCACGGGACCTAGACATGATTCTATAGATTGTTGGAGATTCATGGATGATTCTTTCAAAGCTATAGCTGAAGAAGTTGGTTTAGAAACGATCGCAGATTGGATAGATTATGAAAGCAGTGACAAGAAATCGATACCTTGGAGAGATCATATTTTTATAGGAAAAAAACTATGACACGAATTGTCTTGTGTACTGGAGGATTTGACTCGATTCATTCGGGACATATATCATACTTAAAGTCTGCACGACAACTCGGTGATATGCTAATATATGAATCTTAAAATAATTGAAATTAAATATGGAGATAAATGTGTTGAAGAGGATATAGAAAGAAGATGATACCAATTTTTATAGGTTATGATCCAAGAGAGGCTATAGCTTTTCATGTCTGTAATAATAGTATAATTAGACATAGTAGCAAGCCAGTATCTATATGTCCTCTAGCCTTAAATATACTTAAAGATTATAAAGAAACACATACAGACGGCAGTAATCATTTTATATACAGCCGTTTTCTAGTTCCGCACTTAATGAACTACAAAGAATGGGCAATATTCATAGATGGTGATATGATTCTTCGAGATGATATCGTAAAATTATGGGAGCTAAGAGATGAATCAAAAGCTGTTCAAGTCGTCAAACACGATTATAGAACCTGCCTTACTGAAAAATATCTTGGATCTAAGAATGAGAATTATCCTCGTAAAAATTGGAGTTCTGTTATTCTTTGGAATTGCGGTCATCCTGCAAATGCTGTAGTAACTCCTGAATTTATTCAATCTTCAACAGGTGCACAGGTTCATAGATCTACTTGGTTATCTGACGACCTTGTGGGTGAATTGCCTAAAGAATGGAATTGGTTAGATATAGAGTATGATCATAACCCCGAAGCAAAATTAATCCATTACACTCTAGGAACTCCGTGTTTTCACGAATTTTCTAACCAAGGAAACTTTGCTGCTGAATGGCATAGAGAAAGAATTTATAC